GTTTATACCCCGCATGCGTACGCAACTTTATACCCGTACCCAGTATTGCCACGGGGGGGTGGTGTGTTATGAGTTACCTTTGCGACTGTTGTGCATACGGCAGAGGACACGAAGATTACTAATCTCCAGCCGTAGGTAGGGCGCATCACTTAAAGGAATGATGTGATCAACTGTTAAATCTTTATTGGTGCAACCTGGAATAGAACAGAAAGGTTGCTGCTGCCTTAGTTGCTTGCTTAGCTTGTTCCAACTGTAGTCATAGCCACGCTGCGTACGGGTGGGGCGGGCGCGTTCTTTAATGCGCTGACAATCAACACATCTACTTGCTCGCACTACTCGACCACATCCAGCACAAGGTCTAGGCAATACCATCGTAACGCTCCAAGTATTCTATTGCATACGATAAGAACACAACTGAATCTTTGAACTGACCTAACCCTAAGTTGCAACCGTTGCACAACAATCCACGCACCTGATTGGTTTCGTGGTTATGGTCAACGCTTAATCTTTTTGTTGTATCGTTTTCGTTGATTCCACAAATAGCGCAAGAGTTATTCTGTTCTTCAAGCAAACTGTTTCTATGAGTTGATGAAATGTTGGTAACTCTTTTGTGATGGTTTCTGCAATCATTGCAAGTAGTTCTTCTTTTGTTAGGTGATCGTTTATCGTGATGAAACATTACTAAAGGTTTATCTATGTTGCATTTGTTACAGACTTGCTTACTATTCATCATCCTCTTGGACTGCCTCTAAATCTTCATTGACAACACAATAGCGATTGTAAGCATCAAGAGTTGAGTTAGTTGCTCTTGTTAACAATGTTTCAATAGCATCAAATGACATTTGTTGGTCTGTCATTATGTCTGTTGACACATCACCAATTGTTACCGCAATGCTTAGCATCTAGTCAGCTCCAATCGGCTATCAAGTAAATCGTCAATAAACTTATCAACGATGTGCTTCTTAGAATCAATTGTGTTGGCGCGAGTATTGATAGCGTGTAATAACGCCTCATCTATCTCTTGTATTGTTTCGGTATCCATACCTATCCCATAAATGAATAAAGCCCAAACCTATTGGCTGGGCTGATTAAGTGGATGGCAATACCTGTTAACGAAAGTGTAGCAAAGGATTTAGAACTTTTCTGTCAAGTTTTATCTGTTGGCAATGACTGCTGCCAAGTCATACATCTTGCCATTCTTGGCGATGCCATTGGCTTTGATTATCTTATGCACTTGCCGTTGGCTAATGCCTAACCATAGAGCTATGGCCTCAACATCTAAAAAGAACTTACGATTGGGATTACTCATTGCTAATGCCACAAGTCTTAGCACTGTCCAGGATTGTTTGCACCCAAAGCAACTCACATCACTCATAAGGTTTTCGGCATCAATGACTACATACTTGCCACACTCATCTGTTGGGCAAGGAATCCGTCTAGGTTGCTCAACAAATTGCTTTGCAGCAGCCATTCCTTTTGCATACTGCTCTTTAATCTCATTGTAGAAATCTGCTGCCCATTCTTGGCCTAGTGTCCAATCAAGGTGAGCAAGTTGAAACACACAAGCGGTTTCAACCTCAAGGGCAGTTGTTGGTTGCTTCTTCAGCAGCGCAGGCGGTGTCAACTGCCTCGCGCTACGAATCTCTGACTCCCAACTGTGAAGGATGCCCAGTAACTCAATTGCCATTGAGTAATCTAAGGCGTTCACATTGACACCGATACTGCGCTCGGCGCTGACAGTGCCTGAGCCTGATCGCCCTGGCGTTATGTAGTCACCCGCCATTACCTGCAGGTTGGGGATAGTTGTGAGCCACATAAATACCGCCTTATAACACCCACGGCAGGTGGTTGTCTCTGTCGGGCGTTGGCAGATGTTGCAGTTCAAAATGGCACCTTCTCACTGGTTGTGGATAACTTTACCCGATTGAAGTAATCAGGTGCTTCTTCGGCAAATACGGTTAAGGCTCGGCAGGTATGGGTGGCAAGCACAATGGGGTCGGCAGCCGTCATTCGCCCAGCCGTTCTTCGGGTTGCCTCAAATGAAACGGCGGTGCGGTGGACTTGGTAGGTGCCAAGCCCTGATGTGAGTGCCAAGACTTCTTGCACAAGATTGAGTCGAGCCGTATCAAGTTTTACATCGCACCGACTGGATGCACTGACCCCTGCCCAAATAAGGTTGCCACATTTTTTGCAACTGATGGGTTTGAAATCTAACTCACTCATTGCGTTCCTGTACCGAGTGTGATGGTGTACCTATCCGCTTTATTACATAAAGCGGAACGGTACGCACACCGATCACGCTCATAACTGCCTGTGTACCTAAAATAAAAAGGTACACAAAAGGTACAGTACGGAACACCATCAATTGTTGCTCTTTTTGATATTGCAAATGCCGTGGACTGGTCGGACATTCTCAAGGCAATCAAATCCGCCTTTTGAAATTGGAATGTGGTGATCTATATGAAGCCCAAACTCCCAGCCTTCAAACCGTGTAGCTCGCGGTGCATTAAAATCAATTGGCAATTGGCAAATGTGGCAATTCGTTCCGTATGTTTCAATGACCTGTTCAATGCTATAAGCACGAATACGGCCAAAATACTTTTGTGAATTGGCTCTGACCTTTTCAGGGTTTCGCTCACGCCATCTTTTATTTCTTGCTTTATGTGCTTCAGGATGGGCTTTATCGTAAGCATCACGGGCAATTTTCTTTGCCATTTTGCAAGGTTCACAATTGCTTTCGCCTCTTATGTAATGGGCAGCAGCACCTGCGGTTGTTCCGCATCTTGCATCTTCAGTTGCTTGTTTTTTGATGCTATTGTTTGGCATATCGAATCTCCTTCTTAGGTTCGGTCACGCCCCTGGCCGTTAGCGCGGTGCAGGGGTCTTTCCTTATGGTATGCCAAGATACGGAACAATGCTTGAGCATCAGTTGACCTTCAATTGTGTAATTTCGGCTTCCAATAGGTTGAAATGGCTTTTTCCTAATTCGGTCACATAAAGGACAAAAGAACGATCATTGCCACGGTTTTCTATCCAACCGCCAGCAAGCAAATCAGACAATCGCTCACCAATAACCTCTTTTGAACCAGTAACGCCTTCAGCAATGAATCGGCGAGTGCAACCAGGGTGATTGTGGATGAATTCAACAATTTCCTTTGACTTCTTGAATTCTTTGTTGCTCTCTAGCTCGTCCTCAAGTAATGGCACACCAATCACATACTCCATCTGCGCCCTAGTTGAATCAATGGTGAAAACTGCAGCCTCTTGGGTTCTATCTGATTTGCGCCACATACCTGCAATCTTGCGAACAAACCCTGGGCGATCTTTGGTAACTCTCATTGTGAGCGTTCCAGTTCTACCAGGGGCAAGTGCCTCAAGAGGCTCTACGAGATAGGCAGCGCCATCAATGGTGGCAAGTTTGGCTTGGCCGCCAATGGCAAACCGCCCGCGTGTTTCTGCATTTTTGGTGATGTGGTCAATAAGCACAACGGCAGCGCCACTGGCGGTTGCCACTGTTCGTGGAAACAGGCGCATCCATCGGGTAATGGCATCGTTATCTTTGGACTCGCCACCCCACATTGTCAGGGATTCGGTTACGCCGTCAATGATGATAAGCGTGGCCGAATTTGGTTCAAGGATTGCCTGCCAATATGGGTCATCGGCATCCCTGGCACCTTCAGGGCGAATATAAGAAAAGTATTGCAGTAGGTTAGCTCTTGAGACACCTAGCGCCTTGAGACGGTTAACAATGTCAATGGCATCTGATTCAAAATCAATGTAAATCACCTTTTTATCGTTCTTCAGGCACTCGGCAGTTGCAATTTGAGCAATCCACGACTTACCCGATTCGGATTCACCATAAATTGAGTGAACGCGACCTTCATAGATCAGGCCATGACCATCTGTACGCTTGAGCAAGGTTGCAATGGGTGCTTGAAATAAGCCGTCATAATAATCTTTCAGCGCGATTGGCTTCCAACTTGATTCATCACCGCTTAAATCAACTTCAATGGCTTGTGGTGGTGCTTGTAGTGTATTTATGGGCATCAGTGAATTGTTTGAATCAAAAGAATTCAGCGTTTGCGCCCCGTAGCCAAGATTTCGCAAATTGTTGGCTGCTGCCTTGAAATCTCCACCGTGTTTGGTCATTGCATAAAACGCAAACTTGGAATATGAGGTTTCTGAATCAAATTGGGTGCTAGTTGAGAAAACATAGAACTTATCGTTGCCATTGAAGTTGGTGGTGGCACTGATGCCTTCATTCTTGCCTGGTCTGCGCCACACGGTTGATTCACCCTTGCGATAAACAACAGTCCAGCCCAAAGGTTGCAACAGTTCTTCCCAAGTGGTGCGGGCGTTGTAATCATCGCCAGGGGTGAGAATCCCATCGTGCTTTGCCACAACTTCTTGTTGCAGATTTTCAGCTTTTGGCATCTCATCAAACATTGCAAAAATCGCGTGCAATGCTGATCTCTCAAGCATCGTAATTGTTGGAATTGTCTCAATTGAGCCACCTATAAGTGTCCAAGCACCACCCGAAGGATGAGTGGCACCGCCACTTGGCGCGGTGATTGTAAAGCCGCCTTCGCTTCGCGTTTCGGCCCATACATCCACACCGCCGTTTTCGCCAGGCTTACGGGCAAGTTTCGTGTTACCTGGCAAGGTGCCATCTGAAACCCGATAAAGCCAATGTAACCCGCCTGAAGGTGTCAATTCCACATAACCGCTATTGAGGCGCTGCCATAAATCGCCAAGCCCTGAGTTATTTGCAATTTCTGCAATTTCAAGGTGCATCTTTTCGGCAACTGCTCGACCTTCAAGTTCAAGCATTTCAAGGTTGCCTGATACCTTGCCAGTGATTACACCAATGCCATCAACGCCATCTTTGAACCACATTAGTAATTCATCAGCAATGGGCAGATGCTCTTGGAATCCTTGCCAAGCAAATGCAGGTCGTTTAGAACCATCATTGGCAGTTGGAACAACTGAAATGCCCTGAGCTAAAAAGCGCAAAGCAATTGGCAATAAGTTACTCATTGTTGCTTACCAATTTATCTACTATTTGAAATCCTCTTGGTATGTGATTGTTGCAATAACGACCACCCCAATCGCCAGCACTAGGACCCATTGCATAAACAGTTGCTTGCTTGTTACAACTCTCACAAACTTTTATCTCGCTCATTCCCCCACCTTCACAATCTTAAATCCTGCAATTTCGATTTGTCTGACAATGTAATTTGCCATTGAACTAGGTGATACTGGCAAGCCATACTCAAATGATGCCCATAACTCTTTTGCTAGGTGCGAAACTATCTCATCATTTTCTTTCATAGCGGCAACTCATCGGATTTATCTGCCAATGCAAAATCAATGCGTGCTTGTGCAATTGCCACATATTCAGCCGATTGATCTATTCCAATGAAATCAAAACCTTCATAGGCGCACGCCTTGCCAGTTGAACCTGAACCCATAAACGGGTCAAGCACTGTTCCGTTGGGCGGTGTCACCAGGCGAACTAGGTATTGCATCAGCGTTGTTGGTTTAACTGTTGGGTGTGTATTTGCTCGCGCTGCCTTAACTGCACCAAAGGCGCTTGCTGCTTGCTTTAAGCGTTGCGATTCCTCATCTTGGCCATAATTTTCAAGCGGCCTGCCACCACCACCCTGAGTTTCTTTAACCTCAAACCCATCAAGGCCTTCGTTCCTATCACGCTTGCTTGCCTTTGCGCAGTAAAAGAATCGGGCGGCGCTGCCACTGTCGGGATAAATAACACTTTCCTCATCTTCGCCATCTCCTGTTGAAAATGGTGAACGATTAGCCTTACGGCTGCGAGAGGTTGCTGCCTTCGTATCAGGAAACAACGCCACTACCTCATCGCTGCCATCGTGAATAAAGTTGGCGGGGAAGCGGCCAGTTTTTTCAGGTGTATCCCAAACTTTGTCACCGTGTTTACCATTTGATAATGCTTCACCTGTTGAAGCTGGCATCACCTCACTGCCAACCCGCGACCCGTCAATGTTCAACCCGCCAGTGCCAAAGGTCAGCACATTGTTTGCAACGGTGCCTTCAAGCGGCTTGCGAGCAAGCACCATTGGTTCGTGTGCAGGTTTGAGTGCAGTGCCCCAGCCATCCCATTGCTGCGCGGCGGCAGTGGCAGGGGCGGTGATGTCCACATCTTGTGCCTGTCCACTTGCCCATTCGCCATCGCCAAATGCAGTGCCAATCCCTGATTTTTTACTGCCAACAACCTCGCGCTCTGCCTCAATGCGATCAACAAGTTCATCAACCCATTCAGGCACATCGGCAATAAGTGGGCGAATCTTTCCCCAAAGTTCAACAGTTGGAATTGCTGGTTGCGATGCAGTTGTTAAGTAATGGCCGCCCATATTTGTTCCAGTAGCTTCATCTAATTGTTTTGCCTTCAAGCCTGTTGTTCGCATCCAATTGGTGAATTTCAACAAACGACCAGTTTCTCCGTTATTCTTATCAATCGCCTTGCTTACATCGTGCGACTTAGGAAAACCTGATCCATACACCCACATAATCTGATCGCGGATTTGAAACCCTGCATCCTCAATGGCAACGGCCATACGGTGATAGGTGCGAGAGCCACTAAAAGCAATCAGGTGGCCGCCTGGCTTAATCACTCGCAACGCCTCTTGCCATACTTCGATGTTAAAGGCAATGCCACTGGCATCCCATGACTTGCCCATAAACCCAAGCTCATACGGCGGGTCAGTGACAATTGAATCCACCGAGTTGTCAGGCATCGCCTTCATTGCCTCGATGCAATCTGCGTTAATTAGTTTCATTCATTGCCCCCTTGCAATGTAGTTGATGCCGCGCATCTCACACGGTTCTTGCATTGATAACGAACCTGGAAATAAATCCACTAAATCATCTTCTTCATACACATTGAGCAAGTCCAAAATCCAATGATTAAAATAAGTTGGCTTGGCACCCTGCAACCCTTTACGCATTGCAATAACGCCTGAAATCCAATCTCTGACCATTGGCTTGCGCTTTCCATCAATGCGCCCACCATAAACAAGCACCGCTTCCCAGGCGTATTGAATCGTTGTTTGTCTAATTTGATGAAATGTTTTTGTCCAGGCACATACACGAATGTTTGGGTCAATAAGCAAAAATTGTAAATCTTTTGGATTACACGACATTGCCCAGCCATCAGGATATTCTGCAATGAGTTGCCTGATCAGATTTCTTTGATTTTCAACCTCATCCCACATAGGGGCTTCAGGATGCAGTTTTCCGTACATCTTTTTGCCCATTCCTAAGTAAGGTGGGTCAGCGTATGCAAACTTCATTTGCTCCCCCATCCGTCACCCTTAAAGATTGTGCCACCCAATGAATACTTGCGTTGCATTAACTTCTTCTTGCAACCTTCGCAGATGATTCTCTTTTCATCATCCATTTCAAAAAACACTTCAGCAATATGCCCACAATCGCAAGTGAATTCATAAAAAGGCATTGCATCCCCCGTTCGTTCGTTAAGTCTTGCGTGGCGTTCAAGGAATCGAACCTTGAGGATGTATCCCCCGATACATTCCCGTCCTGTGAACCATCACAACGCCGATCTCTTGGGGCGGAAAGGACTAGAACCCCAAGAAGTTTTAGTTAACTGGTTTTGCACCTAACTGCGCAAGCAATGCTTGAACGGCTGGGTCATTGATATTGGCAGCGGCAGGTGCTGCCGCAGGTGCTGATGCAACTGCAGGTGAGCCTGCAATAAATGCGTTTGCTTTAGCAACTGCATCTGCATCGCCTGTTGCATCTAGCAGAATCCACGGCGCAGACTTTCCAGGCTTTGCCGTTCCCTGACCAATGCGTGCCAATACCTTTTGGCCAATCTTTGTTTTCAATGCGTTCTTCAAAGCTACATTAAAGAACAACACTGATTCGTGATTGAAGCCTGTATCTAAATCATTGATGCGAACTTCAATTGCATCTGCATCACCGTGAACTGTTGGGATGCCAGTTTTGTATTCAATTGCTTCAAGAATCAATAGGTGGCCGTTAAGGTCTGCCACCTTTACTGATTCTGTGTTGCTACTTGGTGCTGAAAAAGCCATTTGGCTTTCCCCCGTTTCTTTTGGTTTGGTGTTAGTTTGTTTCTAACTCTGTTGGTGGTGTGAGTTCAGCCAATTCTTTGGCAATGTCGTTGATTGTCTTTGCAGGAATTCCGCAACCGCAACCATCACGCTCACACATCGGTATCGCCATTGCACGCAACCGATAAATCGGTGCTAAAAGGTCGGTAGTAAGGGCAATACATACACATACGGCTCGGTGTTGCAGGAATCAACGGCCACATCGCAGGATTTTCCTCAACATCAATTGTAGATAGCAATGAATAGACTGAATCAAGGCGGGCAAGTGCATCAAGTGCTGCCTGCTCATCGTAATCAAACAATTCAATGTGCATATCTTCAATGGAACCGCCAGTTGGCAGGTAGATCAGGCCGACTTTGTTAACAGTTACGCCAGTTTGTGCCTTGCCGTAACCGTAAAGCTGAACCTGGGTAATCTGTTGGCTGGTAGCACCTTCACTGCGCTTGGCTTTGACACCTGCAGGTGAAGTTGTTTTCCAGTCCAAAACATAACCTTTTTCAATATCGTAAAGGTCAATGGTGCCTGAAAGGTTTGCTCGAATCTTTACTTTCTGCTCAACCTCGTATCGTTCAGGCATCTTGGCAAAGATTTCTTCAAGAAATGAATGGATGGCGGTGCCGACATTGGCAGCCCAGGAACCGCCACCCGATTCATTTGCCTTATCCCAATCCAGCAATTTGTAAGCAAGTCTGCGAACACACTCTTGGCCAACTTCACTTGGTCCGATATAAACCTGTTGGCTTCGTGGTGACCACTTACTTGCTTCGCTAATTATGCCGCCGAGTTCAACGGCTAACTGTTGTGCTGGCGAGTTCAAAGGCGTAAAATTCATTTGTTAATTGTCCTCGTTCACAATAGAGAATCTGCGGGAAGTAGATACTATCTCAAGAGCCTCTATTACTTGTGCAGGTAGGATTTCACGGGCGCGTTTGGTATCAAAGCGCCTTGATTCAACAAATGAGTAACGAACAACTGGACGGTTTAAGAACATCCCAGTTTCGTTATCGCCTAATGCTCGCTCAATGTGTGCGCGAGCTACATCTGCAACTTCTTGCAGTTCCTTGATCTTGGCAACGGCAGATTTATACTGCTCAAGCCAAGCGGCAGTGTTGGCATCAAAATCCACCACGCCTGTTTCTATTTCTACGCTCATATTGACCCCCATCAATAGTATGAGTTTTTTAACCAAAAGGCTTTGGCAGCACACGGGCCACCTGAGCCATATTTGCGACCTATGTAGGCCAATGCTGCAATCGTTTGGGCAACAGTTGATTTACTGCGCTTCATTCCAAGATTGCGATAAGTACCATCTAACAACTGCCCCACACCTGATGCGGTGCTGGTTGGGTTGTCCTTATCTTGCCAAGCGCTTTCTTTTCCCATTACGAATGAAAAGCACTTGAACTGTTCAGTTGTAAGTAGCTCGCGAGCCACTTCTTTTGCATTTACCTGCATCAAATGTGGTCGCTCTTTGTAGATAACCAATTGAGGTATTGCAGGTGGTGCTGCGATTGTTTGAACCATCAATGAAGTGCTAACGCTAACCACCACGATCAGTGCGAGCCTTTTGATGAGTCTTTTGTCTGTTGGTGTAATGGTGCTGCTCCTTGTTCAGTTGCTGACCACTTGCTTACAACTCGCTTTGCATAACTAGGCGATGTATTCAATTGACCTGCAATTTCGTTGACAGACAACCCTTTTTTATGTAGTTGAATAATCGTCAATGCCATACCTTTGAAGGTGACATTCTTATCCTTTACAACAACGGCATCTCTTTCGGCTGGCGATTTGCCACCCCAAATACCGTGGGTTATTTGTTTTTCTAGTGCGTACTCCAAACACTCCTTTTCGTGAATACAACTCGCGCAAATTGCTTTGAGTTGGTGCAGTCTTTCTGCCTCTTGTGTGCGGTTATCGGGAAAGAATAAATCTTTGTCCTCAATATCTGCACACTTGGCTTCATCAAAGCGGGGAAAATCAACAAAGAAATCAAATCCTTTCATTGCTTTTCACTAAGCCATTGTTGAAGGTCCTGGATTACCCAGGCTTTTTCAATCCCAGCGCTACGGCGCTTGAGAATGACATAATGCAATGGAACCTCGGATAAACCGCGAGCCTTTGCATAATTTTCTGCCTCAACTTCAGCTTCACGCCAAAATTCAGGCAAACTTATTGTTTTACGATTCTTGAGTTCAAGAATGTATTGCTTGCCAGCAATGATTGCGACTAGATCGCCTTCATCGTTCTTACCCGCCTTCACCAAACGCTCACACAAGGCACCAGCACTACGAAGCCAACGCATAACATCGGTTTCAAATTGTGCGCCTTTGCGCCCATTTGGATTAGCCATTGAGTTACTTAACCGCCTTCAATGATGGGTAGTTGGTGCCAGCCTCACGGCTGATGCGGGCAAACTTAACTGCTCGAATCAAATCTTCAGCCAAAATAAGTGCTTCTTTTTCTGTCATATTGCAAAGCAATGGTGCGTTCTCGCTCAAGTTATCGCGGGCATTATCTAGGTGTTCAAAGTAGTTTTCAGATTTAACTGAACGATCTGCAGAATGGCGCAGTAAGTCCAAATCATCTAGCGGGTATGCACCCACAACATCTTGCACTAAATCCTTTACTGCATCTTGTTCTTCAAGATATAAGGCAATACTGCCGTCTGAATGAGTATGCACTGAAAATAGTGGGTCGCGTGGTTGCTTAAATTGATCTAAATTCATCGGCCTTCACCAATTTCAAAAGCTGCAATGATGATGAGATACAGGCAAATGATGCCGATAAATCCACACGCTAAGCCTAACCAAAACATAGTTTTCCTTTCCGTTCAAAGTAGGTGCGCACATACTACACACACTTGAACAGGGCAACCCGCTAGACTCGCTGAACTTCAATCTGAAAAGGTTTGGCGGTGTTGATGTCATATTTGGCGGCAATGGCAAGTGCCTTAAGGATTTCGGCCTTGCCGACATTTGGCACCGCCCCTGCCAATGCGCCAAGCGCGTAGGCAGAGCCTGAGCCAACCCCGTACAGGCCATCTTCAGATTGGGTAACGCTCAAGTCATCGCCAATTTCAAATATATTGCCAGCAAAGGCCAACAAGTATGAATAACTGATTCCTTCTTTGGTGTAATCAAATCCCTGCAACTTAAATGCAGCAATGATGCTTGGGATGATCTTTCGACCCATAAAGGTAACTGGATTGGTGCCGTCAAAGGCTGGCGGTGTCCAGTTATAGGTGAGAATGTCACCTGGCCTGCAATCACCGCTTACTGCCAAAAGGTACTTCTTCAGCTTTACGATCTTGGGTGTGCTGGGCGAGATGATGCGCTTATCGCCATCTGTTACCTGAGAGTCTGCCCCTAGAATGGCAAAATCAGGCCCCTGGAAGGCTATTAGCGTGGTCATTGGCCAAGTGTAGGGTAAAGGCGTGAAAAGGCGTGGAAACCCTAGCAATTCCCCAATTTCTTCGGGTTCCCACGCCTAGATTTGAGCCTAACACGCCCAAAAAGCGTTATCAAATCGTTACCAAAACACCCCCTTTGGGCTTGCGCTTGTATATACAGGGGCGTACTGTTCTACTCATAGGGAAACGAACGGTTCCCAAGAACGGATAGCAAAATGACAACAGTAGAAACAACAAAAGCAATTCGCGCAGAGCTAAAGGCAACATTCCCAACATACAAGTTTTCAGTTCGCAAGGTTCATTGTGGAACTGTTTACATTTCATACAACGGTGATAAGGAAATCCGTGAGGCCGTTAATGCAATTGCCAAGAAGTTTGAAGGTTGGTCAGAATTCAACACACAATATGTTTTTGTTAATCCTTGCGGTCCACTACTAGAAAAGGTAGGTGCATAAATGTTCAGCACCAATTACACCTGCAAGTGCAATGCCTGCAAAGAAACATTTGAATCAGTAATGAAGGTCAATTTATGTCTGCCTTGTTTTGAGGCATACCTAGCGAATTTGGAGAATAACTAAAATGGGTGCTATGAAATCTTTGGTAATTGATATTGCAGATACTATGTATCAAATCAGCCGTGATCTGAACGAAGCAAGCGAATCAGGCGATTTTGACGAGATGAAGCAATCACTTCGCAGGGCAATTGTGAATTCTGCCCTGACCATTGCCCACATTGAAGAATTGGAGCGTTAAGATGATTACAAAGCGTGGCAAGCGTGTACGAGCAGTTGCAATTGCAGTTGGCATCATCCTAATTTGGCAGGTTGCCAGCAATCTTTGGTGGGTTGGCATTGATGCGCCTAGCGCAGAATTTCTTGGCTGGTGTTGGGGTTCAATGAGTGAGTGTGTGGTTCTATGACCCCATTGCGATCAATCCGCATTGATGCTGACTTGTGGCAATCAGTTAAAGAAAAAGCGCGAAATGAAGGCACCACCGCCACCGCAATCATCATTCAAGCATTGCGTGAATACATCAAGTAATTAAAGAAACGAAAAACCCCCCGCAGGAACGGCTGCAGGGGGTTTTTCTATGGGGGCGATTTCGCGCCTAAGAGTTAATCTATATGTGTTGCAAGTTCAGCACAAATTGCAGCATAAGCCGCTAAATCAATTGCTGAATCTAAGTGCGTTGGCATTGCAGATAGTCGAGCAAGTTTCATTGCTGCCATACATAAAGCTGCAACTTCAGGTGGAACTGCATCCCCTGGTTGCGCCGTTTCAACATATCGTTCTAAAACAATTCCTAATAAAACGCCAATGCGCTTATGGTTAATGCGTGGTTCATCGTAGGAAACATTGCGATCACCGTATGTAAGGCGCTTGGCCTCATCTAATACTTCGCCTCTATTCATCAATTGCCCCCATCTCATACCAGCCATCGCCCCAAAGGGTTAATAATCGCTGAAAGTAAGCCTCGTATTGAAGGCCGATAGTATCAAGGTTATAGAGCGATACGGCACGATTGCGGATTTTGGCGCGATCTAGGTATTTGACCCCTTCGGCTGCCTGCATAAATTCAGCCAAAGTACGGCATCTAAAGCCTGAAATCCCATCAGGATTGTTCTCTGTAAATGCGCCCCAATCAGTTGTGATTGTTGGCGTGCCACAAGCCTGTGATTCGATTACTACATTTCCAAAAGGTTCTACATAAAGGGTTGGTGCAAAGGTGGCGGTGGCACCGCCCATTAGCTTTGCGCGTTCTTCAGGCCCCACACTGCCTACAAACTCGCCATACCCGCTTTGCTCACCAGGCCCTGCCAAGACAAGCCGCTTGCCAAGTCGCTGGCATACTTCTTGGGCAATTCGGTAGCCTTTGCGATCAATAAGCCGACCAATAAACAGGTAATACTCGCCCTGCTCATCGCCTTTGCCATCTCCCAATGGAAACATTTCAGGTTCTAAATACCCTGGAATGACCGCATCGTAGAACTGGCCATCTGCCGTTGTCGGGTTTTTCCACCCTGCATAAATTGAGTGCATCCAGGCATAAGACTCGAACACTCGAAACTTGGCAAACACGCCGCCGTAGCCAACGCCAAACTCCACCGACATATGGGCAGGAAAGGCATCGGCAATTGGCTTTTGTGCGCTGCCGCCGATTAAGCAGATGAAATCTTCCTTTTCAATGCGATCTGCAATTTCAGCAATGGCCTTAGCATTGAAGGAATCCCAAAGCCACCCGTTAAACGGGAACTGGGTGTAATGAGCTACACCGTGAAGTGCAGCCTCTTGTTGCTTCTTTGACACGCAAGTAATCAGTTCAGTTACAGGTGCCTCAACCTCATCGCCAGCATACAAGAATACTTCGTGGCCTAAGTTGTGCATCATAATACAAAAGCGGCGCACCTTTTCAGTAAAAGCGCACCCAGCAAACTCTTTTGTTACCTGTGTGTGTGGCAGTGCCACAATATGAAAACGCATTGATTCCCCCGAATCTGTTGTTTATTCGACTATTTCAGCTTCTATTGGCTGTTGCCATTCGCCATCAGAGATGCGTGTCCAACCAATGCTAGCAAAAGAACCCGCAGGGACTACCTCTAAAGCAGTACCTTCATCTGGAGTGTACGGGCTAGCACCATCCCAAACAATACAGTTGATGCATAACCCGTCGCTTAAACGATAAACTAAATATCTTTTAGATGTTGACATTGTTTTCTCCTATTTTGTATTTTAACCAAATACCCAAATTTTGATTTGTGCATTTCCACCAGTACCACCAGCACCGCCGTTGCCTGAACCAGTAGCACCGCCACCGCCGCCGCCACCGCCACTTGCAGCACCAGCAGCACCAGCGCCCGCAGTGCCACCACTTAAACGACCACCGCCGCCGCCGCCGCCTGCACCAAAACCAGAGCCTGCTGTTCCTGCACCTCCGTTTTCTGCTCCACCTGCTCCTCCACCGCCTGTACTTGCAGCACCAGTTATACTTAATGCGTTATTAACATCAGTTTGACTAGTACCACCAGCGCGACCTGCGAAAGAAGAGGATGTTTGGGCTCCACCACCACCGCCACCACCTGCACCGCCTAATAAACCTGTGCTTCCCTCTACAGGAACAGCAGTTGAACCAGTACCACCAGCACCAATTGAACCTTGTGTGATGGCATACAAAGTAAAGGGACTGATATAACCAGTGCCTCCGGCCACGGTGCCAACAGTTCCTCCAGCACCTCGCCCACCGCCTGCAAAATAAAGAGGACCAAATCTACTTTGTCCTCCAAGAGTGCCTGGAGAACCAGCGACTGCATCAGCAGTTGAACCAGCACCACCAGCACCGCCTGCTCCAATTGTGTAAGTAATTGGGGAAGTAAACTCAGAGGCTGCACAAACAAAACGCGAGTACGCTCCACCGCCACCGCCGCCGCCGCCGCCTGTAGCAGCTGTTCCAGCACTTCTGCGCCCGCCACCGCCTCCGCCACCTGAACCGTGGAAGTCAACAATAAAGAGTTTTGCGCCTGCTGGAATTGTGTAGGTTGAGGATGATGTAAAAGTCTGTGAATCTAGTTGTGTCATACCACTACTAGCAGCCCACTTTATTCCAAGTGTTTGAGTTGAGTCAGCAGTAAGAACATGATTATTTGTTCCAACGCCAAGTCTAGCAATGGCTGATGCACTGCGTGTTAGTAGATCGCCTTTAGTCGTAAGTGTTGTTGTGCCGCCTTCGGGTCCAGTCGCACCAGTTGCGCCTGCAGGTCCTGTTGCACCCGTAACACCAGTTGCACCTGTATTGCCTGTAGCACCAACTGGCCCAGTAGCACCTTCAGGACCCGTTGGCCCAGTTGCACCTGCAGGTCCAGTTGCACCTGTTGCACCATCTAAACCTGCAACGCCAGTTGCACCTGTATCTCCTGTTGCACCAATAGGTCCAGTTGCACCGATTGGTCCAGTTGCACCAGCAGGGCCAGTGGCACCTGTTGCACCATCTGCGCCATTGGCACCGCTTGCACCTATCGGTCCAGTCGCTCCAATATCACCAGTAGCCCCAATAGGGCCAGTGGCACCAACAGGGCCAGTAGGTCCAACATCTCCAGTTACTCCCTGCGGTCCAGTTGCACCAACAGGTCCAGTTGCACCTGTTGCTCCAACATCTCCAGTTATTCCTTGCGCTCCTGTAGCTCCAACGGCACCTGTTGCACCGATAGGTCCAGTTGCACCAATATCACCTTGTTCGCCTTGAATTCCTTGTGGTCCTGTTGGACCTGTCGCACCTGCAGGACCAGTTGCACCTGTTGCACCATCTATACCGTTGGCACCAGTAGCACCAGCAGGTCCAGTTGCACCTGTATCTCCTGTTGCACCAATAGGTCCAGTTGCACCTATTGGACCAGTTGCACCAACAGGCCCAGTTGCACCAACAGGTCCAGTTGCACCAGTATCGCCAGTAGGTCCAACATCTCCAGTTACTCCTTGCGGTCCAGTTGCACCAACGGCACCTGTTGCACCGACTGGGCCAGTGGCACCCACATCGCCCTGAATACCTTGTGGCCCTGTTGCGCCAATTGGCCCTGTCGGTCCAGTATCTCCAGTTGCACCGATAGGTCCAGTTACACCGATCTCACCTTGAATTCCTTGAATACCTTGCGGTCCAGTAGAACCAACAGGTCCAGTTGCACCAGTTGCTCCATCTACACCTTGAATACCTTGAGGACCTGTTGCACCTGTTGCACCTGTTGCACCTACAGTTCCCGCAGGTCCAGTTGCACCTGTTGCACCAATATCGCCTGCAATACCTTGTGGGCCAGTCGGTCCAGTTGCACCAATCACGCCAGTTGGACCTGTAGGGCCAGCAACTGTTGAATCAGCACCGCTTGCACCAGTGGCACCGATAGGTCCAGTTGGGCCAGTATCTCCCGTTGGGCCAACAGGTCCAGTAGCACCTGTTGCACCAGTAGCACCAACAGGCCCTTCAGGGGCTTGCAGTGATGTAATCACATAAGAATAATGGTTTGAACCTTGAGTGTAAAAAGAAAGTGTTTTGGCACCGCCAGCGCCACCAGTTTTGTAACCATATATTTCAACAATCATTCGATTTGTTGGGTCAACTGTAGTTGTTGGCAAAACAATTTCTGTTTGTAATTCAACAGGATTTGTTGAGTTATATCCAACGGCAGTTGAATCTGTATTGCCAATTGTAGAAATAACTGTTCCGCTTGAATCGGCAAGTTTAAGTGTGCAATACATAGAAACTTGATCGCCATTTGCAGCTTTTAATGCGTACAAATAGAAACGCTGAACGCCTGCTGGGATAAGTGAAAAACCAAATTCAGGCGTAATGTAAGTTGAATATAAAATAGGTGTTGTATCAACTGAATTTGTAGTGATATTTTCAGCAGCAACAACTGGTTCTTCACCTAATTGCTTATATGTCAAAATTTCTGTAGTTGATGCGTTGAAATAATAAAAACGGCCAGTTGTGTAACCTTGAGGACCAGTTGCACCAGTAGCACCTGTTGGACCGCTAACACCCGTGGCACCGACTGGGCCAGTGGCACCTGTAGCACCAATAACGCCCGTGGCACCTGTCGGGCCTGGAACAAACGAATCAGCACCTGTTGGACCTGTAGCTCCGATTGGACCAGTTACACCTGTTGGACCAACAACGCCTTGTGGACCTGTAGCACCAGTTGCGCCAACATCACCTTGAATACCTTGTGGACCTGTTACACCTGTTGGACCAATATCTCCAGTAACGCCAACAGCACCTGTTGCACCAACTGGACCTGTTACACCGATTGGACCAGTTACACCAATCTCACCCTGGATTCCTTGAATACCTTGTGGACCTGTTGCACCGATTGGACCAGTTACACCAATTGGACCTGTTACACCGATTGGACCTGTTACACCGATTGGGCCAGTTGGGCCAGTCTCGCCTGTATTTCCAGTTGCACCAATTGGACCAGTAGCACCAGTTGCACCTGTTACACCAGTTGCTCCAACTACACCTTGAGGTCCTGTTGCTCCAGTTACACCTTGAGGGCCTGTTGCACCTGTTACGCCTGCACCTGTTGCACCTGTTGCACCCGCTGGCCCTGTTGGACCTGTTGCACCGCCAGGACCTTGTGGGCCTTGAAGGTTTGAAATAATTACCTCGGCAGGTGAGGCAATTTCAGCAATTACATCGGTTGTGCTTGAAGATACATAGACAATTGAACTCATCGAGTCACCTCTGCGCTAATTAAAAGTTCACCCTGCACCAAGCGTGTAACTGTTGCATTTGAAGCGATTAATTCAAGGTCATAAACATAAGTACCTGCAGGCAAAAGTGTTGTTTGCGTAGCAGTTTGATCTAAGCTGATTGTTCCAAGCGCTCCACCAAGAGTAATTCCACCATTGCTTGTTGTAAGAGAAAGGATTAATTCAGTATCTTCAACATCAACGCGTGCTTGAAGGCGAGCAGTGTAACCAGTGAGGTTAACCGCAACATTGTTGATTTTCCAAGTAAGCAAAAGATTGAAAGTTGCCCCTTGTTCAATCGTAAAATCTAAGGTACCTGCTGCCATTTATTTACTCCAAAAACTAGGGGTGGATTACTTTGAGCCTCTGCCGAAATCTACGGCTGATGAATCTAGCCACTTCAAGATTGGACCTGCAGCGCCAGCAATGGCAGCCATTCCAAGAGTCTTTAGATCAGTCTCGCCCGCAAGATATAGGGCAATTGCTGCTGCCGCCGCTGCGCGAAACCAAGTTAATGTGATTTGTTTGAATTGTTCCATTTGATTGCTCCCTTATTTTTTGCCGTGGACTTTGCAACAAGTGCAAACTTCGGCTTTGTATGCTTTTTTAGCAGGAATTGGCACAATTTTAGCACCAAGTTGTGTAATTATTTTAGGCTGATTCATCCACCAAAACCAGGGTGATGTGTCTTTTGCCAATTCTTCTTTGATTGAAATATGAAGGTGCTTTGTGTGCTTGTTTGAGCCTGTGTATTTGCGGTTGCCTTCTTTGGCTCTTGCCTTTGACCAAATCTTTGAATTAAAGATTAAATACTCAACGCGCTTATCATCTTTCAACTGCTCAAATATGTCAGCGCAATCAATGCCGTTCTTAGGGTCGTGGGTAAGGTCCACGGCTAAGCCTGTATTGTGATCTGAGTTCGGGTTTTGCTTGCGGTGGGCAGCAGATGGCAAAAGCCCGTCAGATGCCTTCTTGCGCAATGGCTTCAGGGCGGTGGCTTGGCGTAGCACTGCCAACGCCGCTGGTGTTGCTCTCGTTACTAATTTCATTTAGTTTTTACTAACTCTAGGATTAGCTCCATTTGGGCTTCCAGTCTGTTAATGGAATCGCGCATTGAACTGCCACCGTTGGGCTTGAGTTCGTTCAGGTAATGTTTTACAAGCCATCGCACTGAGCCTGCAAATGCAGAAACAATTGCGATAAGTGAAACAATAAGGCCTGCCCAGTTTGCTGGTGTCATTTGCGCGGTTCTCCCGTTATGAGTTAGTTGTAAGTTGTGCTTTCAGCACTGCGTTTTCCTGGGCAAGTACGCCTATGGTTTCACGCATATTTTTTAAGACTTCTTGAATGTCTATCTCTTGTTCCATTATTCCCCCTTGAGTGTGTCTATTTCAGCTTTGAGTTCTTTAATTGCAAGCATTAAGAAAACCGTTAGGCGGTCATAAGACAATGAGAATGGGTCACCTAGCGGGTCAAGAACAACTGCCTTTTCAAAACCACCGCCAATGTCTGCAATATCTTCAGCCAAGAAACCAATTTGAGATTCGTTAGGTTCGCCAGCGGTTGTGAAATCTTCGCTTGTCTTATAGGTGATTGGCTTCATCGCAAGCACCTTGTCAAGCCAACCTGTTGTGTTGATGTACTCAATTTGCTCTTTGAATCTCTCAGAAGATGTAATAATTGCAATGCGACTGCCTGTAGTAACAACCACCATTGCAGTACCCGCACCCGTTGCAACGCCTGGGTAAGTTGTCTGATTGTTTAACGCAGTATTTCCATTGATGCTGACACCTGTGCCAGTTGCAATACCAATGCCGATTGTTGAACTTGCAAACATTGAGGCATTTGCTGAGCCTACGAACATTTGCGGAAATGTGCCGCCTGAGCCATCTGCCGTAGCTCCGTAGTGCATAAGCACACCGTTGCTTGAAAGCGGAAGTATGTGGCCAACATTGCTACCGCCATTTTTAAATGTTAGCGAGTTATTTGAACCGACTAAAGAAACAGAATTTGAACCTGAGCTGGTTTGAACTAAGAAACCAGTAAGCGTTCCAGCAACAAGTTTGTCAGTTGTAATTGTTCCCGCAGCAATCTGAGTTGCCGTAATTGTGCCTGTTGCAATGTTTGAGGCAGTAATCGTACCCGCTGCAATCTGAGTAGCAGTAATTGTGGCTGTAGCAATTTGAGATGCAGTAATTGTGCCAGCGGTAATCTTGCTTGCATCTAATGAACCAGTAGCAATTCGAGCTGCAGCCAAAGTGCCAGTTGAGATATTGCCAGCGTTGATGTTTGAAACTGTAATAACTGAAGCATCAATTGTGCCAGCCGTAATCTTGTTGGCTGAAATGCTTGCAAGTGCGTTATTGCCAAGAGTTACCGCAGTTCCCCAAGAGCCTGATGTAAAGCGGTAAATTTTGTTATCATCATCTGTATCAAACCAAAGATCGCCTTCGGCGTAAGTTCCGCCTGTTGGTTGAGATGTTTGGCGGTACACGCGATTTTTGCCATCTGCCGTTGTCTGCGCTGCAGTTGCTGCTGACTGGGCGGCAGCGATAGCAGTATCCTGAACAGATACCCAAGCGGTGCCATTGTAATAGTATTGCTTATTGCCATCATCGGTATCAAACCAAATATCGCCTTCGCTGACACCTACAGTTGGCGCGGTTGTTTGATAAAAGGCTTTTGTTTTGCCATCAGCCAAAATAATAACTTCATCAAGTTGCTCGGTGGTTGCTGGCAGTACAGGCACAACATCGGTAACTGTAAAGTCTGCAGTAAGTGAAACTGTGATCGGGGTATTGGTAATTTGTGGACACAATGGCATCTGCTACCCCCTAGATTGTGATTGAGTACGGGTTGATGGCTGAAGTGGTATAAGAACAAACCCAATTGTTTTGGGTGATGGTGTGAGCCATACCTTCAACCACAAGGTTCCACTGCCTACCTGAACGCACAACGCTTACTTGATCTGATAATTCTGTTGCTAAAAAGTCAGGATACAAAGCCCCATAAGTGCTAAGAGCCAAAGCGTTAAAATCAATGCGTTCAACATATGTTAGAGGTTCAGCCAATTTGCGTGATTCGTACAAAGCTAAGTTTTGAGCATTGCTATCGGTTGCAACAGGTGCATCAATAACAGTTTTGGCAATGCCATAAGCGCTAACACTTGGGTTATATCGTGATGTGTATTGCTTTGTGGTATTGGTGCGATCTACAACCGCCTGATTTACAACAAAGTAAGTGCCAGGGTTGGTCAACAATTGCATATAACCAACAGTGTTGCTTGCTTGAGTATCAGTAAAAAGCAATTGAGTTGGGCGGCTGAACTTATCGGCCAACGGCACCAATGTTGCAACACCTGAGCGTGAGATATAGAAACGGCCAGCAATGGCATCAACTGCCTGATAGATCAGCGCCATACAAGAACGATTTTGAACCGTGGCAAGCATCCCAACAGTTCCAGTAAGGCTGGTTGAGCCTGTCCATCCAACATAATTAGTTAAAATTCTGCCAACGCGTGTGGCTGCGGTTTCGGCAAAGCCTGCAGTTGCCAGTGCTGGTGCCTGGGCATCGGCAATGTATGCAATGCCATCAACAAAGGTCATTGTTACGCTAGAAACAATATCTAAATTAACTTGTGTTTCTTCCAAAAATCCGTAGTAAAGATTATAAGATGTGCCACCGATTGTTGCCACAATGCGCATTTGTAAGCCATCGCGCAAAATGCTTACGCCGCCAACTACCCACGGGTTTGAACCGCTAGTGTTATCAGGGTCATAAAAGCCACTTGTGTTATTCAAAACAACAACTGAGATACCTGCCTGATCGCGCTCATTTTGGCGTGTTCGACCACGGCGAATATCAATTTGAATTACATCTGTTGTTGTAACTGAAGTCCAAGTTCCACTTTTAAGAAATTGAACTGCTACCGAAGGCGAGGTTGTACCGTCAAATGCTGGCATTATCTATCAAACGCCCCAACAGTTCCAAAGCTACGGCGGGTTGTGCGTTCAATGCCGTTCACAATGGATGTAACTAGGTTTTCCTGAGTAATAACTGAACCAGCATTGTTAACATTTACAATAATTTTGCCGTTTGCATCTCTTGGGCCGTATAACTTACCACCACCGCCGATTGCAATTGAAGCTGAACCTGAAAGCGCTTTTTGGCGTGCTGCCAATTCTTTCATAGCGTTTGCGGTTGCAATATCCATAACTGATTTTGTATTTTTGTTAACGGCAGTTGTGTTTTTGTTGATTGACTTAAGATATTCCTCAAGAGTTTTGTCAGATGTAATTGGGTCGGTAATAAAATCACGATTGTTTGCATTACCACGCGGGCTGATGCCTTTTTTACCAGCAACTGCACCAGGCTTCATCATATTGTTAAGTGTATAAGCGCCAAGCCCAACTGTTGCAAGGGCTGCAGCACCTAACGCAATGCTTACACCTGATGTAGCAAAAGCATTTGCAATTGCTGCACCAATTGCAGTTGTGCGCAATAGTGCCATCGCGGTTGTAATTGTTCCAATTGCAGTAACAAATGCAGCAATACGACCTACTACAAACATTCCAGCAATAAGCACTGCCATACTTTTAACGATGCCCATATTGTTTGAAATCCAATTGGTAAAGTTAATTGCAGCTCCGAGTAAAATAACCGCAAAATCTGCAGCCACAGCAAATGAGGCTGCCAACTTCTTTTGATTTGTTTCTACAAACTCATTGACTGCAGGCAGAATCTTGGCAGTTACAACCTCTGCAAATTTTTCTAGCACTGGAATTAAGGCATATCCTAATTTGTCAAGAACCTGCTTAAATGCTAGATCAAGTTTCTTTAATCTAAACTCAAGAGTTTCCGCACGCTTTTCAGCCTGCCCCTTAAAGGTTGCCCCAAGAGACTTCAAAATTGCGTTTAAGTCTTTTGCCTTAACTGCATCGGCATCAAGTGGAACGCCAAGTTTAGTTAAAGCGCCAACATTGCCACCAATGGCCTTAGCAAGTGCGATTGAAACGGCACCTAAATCTTTAGTTGTGCCTGCCGAAATATCTAAAGCAAGGCTTTGCAGTTGCTGGGCTGCAGTAACATCTTTAGTGGCTTGTGTAAGAGTTTGCAAAGAAGGAATCAACTCGGCATTGTCAACGCCAACCAATAATTCTAGTTTGTCAAGATAAGTAACAGTTGCTGCAATAGCTTGATCTGTAGCACCTGTTGTGTTACGCAAAGCGGTAGCAAGGGCAACCTGTTGTTTCTGATCTTCCATTGCGCCTTGAACTGCATCCTTGCCAATTTTGATTGCAAAAGCGGCTGATGCTGCTGCTGCTAATCCAAATGCTTTTGCAGATTTCTTAGCAAAACCATCAAAACTTTTACCAAGTTTTGCAATATCTTTTTGAGCAGTTTTTGAACCTTTATCAGAATACTGGGTAAGGATGCGAGCTACAACTGCGCCAACTGCCATTTATGCACGCTCCTTATTCAAGTGTTTTTGTAGATCGGCTTTTGCTTGTTCAAGCGCACGCGCTACATTTTCTTCAATTCTTGCTCTGTCTTTATCTACAACGCGCCATACTACACGCGAAGCCTTGCCAAATCTGTTGCCAAGAGTACGCAAAAATTGTTGACCTGAACCGCCACCAAATCCTGCCTTTGTTTTCTTGCCAGCAACTTCAAAGATTGCACCTGCTGCAGATTTATTGAGCAAAGCACCAGCACTTGTTGTGTAATCGCCACGAACTTTGCCTTGCGCCTTTGTCTTTGTAATTTTGCTTTTGATTTCTCCAGCGTTCCAGCCTGGCCAACCTTTACCACCACGAACACGGCCTTTGGCAGCATCTGCCTTACGCCAGCCACTCATCGGTGGGTCCTCACTGATAATGTTACGAGCATCTTTTTGAGCGCCAGCAAGTTCAGTATTGATAACTTTGTTAAAACGCTTCACGGCATCTTTATCAAACTGTTTAAGCGCATCAATGGTTTCTTTGATGCCAGTTAAAACAATTACATCATCAGCCATTGGTCTTAGCTCGTTCCTTTAGGTAAATCAACATCGCTTCAAAGATGCCTTCAGGGGCATCAAGTAATTCATTTGGAGAAATTGAAGTTTCGCAGGCCACCGCAGCAACCGTATATATCAGGCTGTTGCGGTGGATTCGAAAGAACTATCGGCTTCCAATTCTGCACTTACAATACTATCCAAATACTCAGGACCAAAAAGTTTTACTGGTGTTCCACCATTATTTTGAGCATCAATCTGTTGGCATTTCCAAGCAAGCCAATAAATATGTTCAACTTTTTGTTGTTCACCCAATAACTTAGGCATCCCTGCACCAAAGTTTTGTTCAAATGCAACAATAATGCGAGGCGTTAACTTGTAAATAGCCTCAACACCATTAGTTGTTTTTACCTTGATTGCTAATCCATCCATCTTTTCCCCCTTAGTTGATTACGGTGTAATTGATTTTGCGATTGGACCTGAGATCGGCCAAGTTGCCGAAACCGTGGCCAATTCGCCTACTGCGCCTGAAACCGCTTGCCATTCTGAAACAAGCGCGTTAAAGGTAAATTTTGGATTGCTTGCGCTAACTGTAGTGTTAACTGGGCGAATTTCCATTGCTGCAATTAAACCAACAGTTCCATTTGTTGTGGTAGTTCCATTGATTAGTTCTTCAAGTGCATTGTCTGCATAATCTTGATTAAACTCAAGTGTAATTGAGTTATCAGCAAGTCCAGCAACGCGAGTACGAGCTGCACCTGTAGTTGAAATTCCCGTGGTGTCAATAACATCATATGATGTTGCAAGCGACACTGAGGTTACATATTGGCTGATGTCGTTGCTTGCAAATACGACATAAGCATTTGTTAATACTAAGCGTGGCATCTATTAAACCGCCTTTGTGATAACGCCTGAGATCGGCCAAGTTGCAGAAATTGTGGCTAACTCACCAACGGCACCTGAAAGGGCTTGCCATTCTGAAACAACCGCAGAAAATGAGTAACTAGGATTGCTTGCACCAACTGCTGCTGATGTTGGCTTTACTACACAAGTTACATTTGTTCCAACAAGTGATGAACCAACTGCATTGATTGTTACTTCAGGTGCAGATGTTGCAAAATCTTGGTTAAATTCAAATGTGACTGAGTTATCAGCAAGACCAGCAACACGGGTACGCGCCCCTGCTGAAGCCATACCTGTAGTGTCAACAACATCTTCGCTTGTTGAAAGTGACACGCTCGTAATAAACTCGCTGAGATTGATGCCGTTGATTACAACTGAAGCATCTGTTAGGACTATACGGGCCATTTATTTTGTTTCCTCTACTGTTGCTGGTTTAGTTGTTACTGTTTTCTTGAGATGTTCACCTGCAACTAGGGCATCTGCGTTCAGTCCTAGTTCAAGCAATTCTTTGTCTGTAATTGTTTCGCCTTTTTTCTTCGCCTCAAATTTATCTGAGGTAACTGTGTAGCTCATTTTTCTCCTTATCCCCAAACGGTGAGACGGTAACGGTATGAAAGAAACTCAATATCGCCTGCGGAATAAGTACCCGCTTCGGCTGATGTGACTCGCAAGGTATTGCAAGCCCCACCAAGAGTTAGATCAGATTCAATTGCTGCCTTGATTGAGTAATCCCCGCTACCTGCAAGGTACTTATCAAGTTCGTTTTGGCCTGAACGCTCTGTGAAGCGCTGAACCAAAACAACAACATCTAGGTTTGCCTGGTCAAGTCCACGGGCATTGTTCAAGTCAAAGGTGAAGTCCAACTGGCCAACAATGGCTGCGGGGGCAACTGGCACCGTAGGAACCAACTCGTAGGTACGCATACCTTTAATCGCCTCTAGGTTGGCTTTTAAGCCGTTTCTAACCTCACTTGGTAACATTATACGGCCAAGCCGTTGTTCTTGCGTAGGGGGCGCAGTAGCGCCTCAACATCGGCATCTAGCTTTGCAGCCAAACGCACTGTTCCTAAATCTGTATTACCAGCAATTCCAAATGGTGACTGGTTACGAAGGAACAGGCGAGAGGCTTGAATTTTTGCTGCGGTCTTTACTTCGTAAGGCACTGTTGACCATCCAAAAACACCCTTAACCCGTATGGATTGAGGCAAGTTAAATGGGAAAACATAAGAACCAACTGCTAATAAGCGGTTCATTGGCCACCCGCGAGAAGGATTATTGACTGGTTCAAACATTGCATCGCTTGCATCCCACACTGTTTGGTACAAGCGGTCAAAATTATCATCGGTTGCAATTTCACTGATGCTTACAAAATCATCAATCGGTGCAATGTAATAATCGGTTGGGGTGTAATAGCGAGTGGCTGGCAGTAACTCAGTGCCATCCTTGTAAAAGAAACGGCCACAATAATCATCTATTTGGCGTGAGGCGGTTGCAATCGCCAATTCAAGGGCTGCATTGTCAATTGAATCCTCAAGATTGAGTGCATCCTTAACTTCATTCAGGGTTACATACCCGTTAGTGATCGCCACGCTTGGTTCTCGTTTCTACTTTGGGAAGCATTGCGCGTTCCAGTTGTGGAACGGCGGTAGCGGTTTCCTTTGATTTTACCTTAATTCTTAAAATTCTTTTTATGCGTTCCATATGTCGTGCTGCCTATCATCTAACCAGTAGCTCTTTGAGTGAGGCAGTATCGCGCCTGTGTTGACATAAATTGGAAAACCTAGTGAGCGAACACGGCGGCAAAATTGTAAATCTTCGCCTATCCATTCACCGTTGATAGGTCCATCCCAAAACCAGCACCAATCTTTGCCCTGGTGTGGGTCGGCATCTGCCTGAATTGCCTCAAGAACGCTGCGGTGGATAAGCAAACATCCAGTACCTGCAGCATCTACTTGAAAAACTGAATCTTTATCGTACTTGTTTAACGGCAAGAAGCCTTCAGGGGCATCTTGAAAAATTGTTGGCACTGGTTGTGGGTATGGGTAGCCTGTTTCAAAACTGGCAAATACCAAACCTGCTACAACTGGGCGCTCTGTATCGTGGGCAGTTTCGACTAACTTATCAAATGCCTCAACAGATAGTTGCTCATCTGAATCCATCATCAACAACCAGTCAGATTTGGTTTCTAAGAATTGCTTGACCAAACGATTGCGTTGCTTTGAAAGCAATCCTGAACCCTTGATGCGAATAAATGGGCCAAGTCGTGATGATCGTGACTGAGCAACCTGAATCAAACTAAATGCAAACCCGCCGTTAACTGTTCCTGGGTCACAACTGCCGATTGAAACTTTATGTGCTGACTTCATAGATTCCCCCGAATCATTTAAGAAGTAAGAGGCGGGCCAGTCGGGGGAGAAAGACCCGCCTCTTACAATTGTTTAACTTTCGATTAGAAAGTTGGAGCTACTAAACCAGTACCGCTAATGATTGAAGCGGCCTTTGGATAACGCTCTGCTGAGAAGGCACCAAATCCATAAACAACAGACTTGATTGTGAGAGATGAAGCACCAGTTGCATCAAATGACAATGCGAATGGTGAACCTGGTTGCTCCCAAAGGTGCATTTCAGGTGCTGCTACGCAATAGATTTCATCCTGATTTGTTGCTGCGCCGTATGTTGTTCCAACATTTGCATCAGAAATGATTGGCAAGCCCATCATTGAGTAACCTGAGTTTGCATATGCTGCTGCGCCTGCGCCTGCTGCTGAACCGTTCATTGGTCCTTGTGCGTTTGGCACTACCAATGGGCGGCCTGTTGAATCTGTTGCTGCTAGCAAAAATGCTAGGCGGCGTGGGTGCATAATCCAGTGTGTAGGTGTCTCAAAGACATTGCTCTGAATTTGCTGAATTGCATCAGCCAACTTTGGATATAGCAAAGCAACTGTTGGTGTTGTTGCAGTAAATGTTACTGCGTTTCCACCTGAGTTACGGATTCCCTTGAACTGGCCGTTTGAGCCTGTTCCGTTGAGAACCTGAGCATCAACTGTTGTGTGCCATGAACGAATTAGATCAGCAACAACGAATGTGTCAATGCCTGTTCCGCGCTCAATTGCTTGGCGTGATAGGTCCTGCTGACCTGCGATTGTGCGTACAGGAATTGATAGCAGTGTGTCATCAGCATCTGTCTCTGATACTGCAGTGTTCTGTGTTTCTTGAACTGCAGTTGAAGTTCCAGTTGTCATACGAGAAATCTCTAGTGACATACCTGAAACTGGAAGTGTGTGCTTTGCAGTTGCGAAATCTGCAGTTGGTCGGCCTGCGCGTGCGAAAGGTGCAGCGAGGTCAACTAGGTACTGAGGAACAACTAAACCAGCGAAGTTTGATGTATCAACATCACGGCGCTCGATTGATTCTTCCTTTGTGTGGCGCGCTAGGCGCTCTTGTGCGTTGTAATCTCCGCGAACCTGAGCGTTGAATACATCCTTAACGAATGAAACTCCAGCTTCAGGTGAGTATGTGCGTGCTTCGCGTGTAACTGTTGAGCCACCAACGCGAGGTGTGATTACTGCTGCAACTGATGAGCGCATTTCTGCAACCTTTGCATCTGCTGCTGCCTGTGTTGTGAACTTTTCGATCTTTGCATCTAGTGCGCGTGCTTCTTCTACGAGAGCATCAACCTTATCGGTTTCCTCTGTAGTTAAGTCGGTGCGTGATTCTGCGGCTACTGCCTCAAGAACTGCATCCATTTCTGCCTTAACTGCATCACGGCGCTCAAGAGCTACATCAAGGTATGACTTTGACATTATTCTCCTATGAGTGTTTGTTTGTGTGAGGTGGTGGCAATGCTCTCCACGGCGCTTTTAGGGTGTGGGATTTGCTCCGACTTCGCTCTGCTACTTTTGTAGCAGAAATTTATTTTGTGTTGTTAACGATTGCTTGCGCTAGGCGCAGGGAAATTGAACGCGGTGCAGTTGCTACAGGCTCAACAGGCACTTCTTCAACAACAGGTTCTTCAACTTCAATTTCTTCTTCAGGCTCTCCACCTGTAAGCATCGCCATCATTTCAACGGCCTTCATAATGTAATCGTGGCCTTCGCTTAAATCTTGGAAGATTGTATTGAGAACCGCTAAGGATTCCCCTGTAATCTCACGACCTTCTTTGATTGCTTCAATTGCGGTGCGTAATGCCTCACGCGCCTCAACTGTTGTTGTTGGGTAGGCAGGGTAAGTAACCACTGAAACATCTCCATCTGCTAGTGAAACTTCAGTTAGTGTGCGAGTTGTGCGATCTTCGCTCCACTTTTGACGAATGACACGGAAAGCAAAACTCATTTGGTCAACATCTCCGCGCTCAACTAACTTGTAAAGATCGCGGCCTTCGTTGGTGTCTGCAATTTGTGCATCCATATACAAACCGCGATCATCTTCAGTTAGTGTAAGTGTGCCGTTCTTTGTGCGAGCTAGTGGCAAACCTTCGTGATTGATAAGCAAGCGCACATCAGGTGTCTCGCTCAAGGTCTTACGAAACGCGCCAGGGGCGATTGTCTCAATAAATGGTAGGGGAACGCTGGCATCATTGAACACTGCAGCGTATCCGCGAAGTGTCATTGTGCCATCTTCGGCTTGTCTTGCTTCAACATCGCGCACTGTAAATGTACGGCGTTCAATCTTTTTCATTTTGCTCCTTGAGTTAACTTCCCCGCCTGGTTCAATATCTTCAGAAATTGAAACTGCAACCATCTGATCTATTGCATCTTGCTTGTTATCGTGGCAAACAACTGTTGTATATGAACCATCTGATTCTTGTTTTACAGTTGCCCATCCTGAACAATCGGATTGATTATTGCTGACAAAGTAAGGCATTATTTGACCTCATAAACTGCTTCAGGATTTTCAGGGTCAATTGTTGAAATCTGTTGCAATTGACTTGAAGGCAAACCAGTGTGCTTCATATCAGGCAAGCCAACTGCCTGTGTTACCGCTGCTGGGTCAAAGCCAACTTGAATCAATGCTGCAGCAATTTCGGTGCGTAGCTTGAGGCCAACATCCTTAGCATCTGAAGCATCAATGTTTTGTAGTGGCACACGGTACTGATCGCCACTTTCAATTGGTGCCATATCTTCGTAAGCGTGAACATCGTTGAGTGAAAGGAATCCTTCACGCAATCCCTTTGTGTAAGCATCGTAGCGCTCGTTTGTTGTACCGCGTAGCAGTGCATCAAGGTTAAAGCGAATGAATCCGTCAGGTTCAGGTAGCAATGTTGAAAGTGATTGCTCAATTCGCTCCAAGATTGGGCGCAATGAATACTGAACGAATGAAAGGTTTTGTGCTTCAACAGATGCAAATGACATTGCACCCGCTACTGGATGGCCAAGAAGTGCCAATGGAACGCGGTAAATGCGAGCAATTTCTTCCACACTAAAACGGCGAGTGTCTAGCAACTGCGCATCTTGGGCGTTAATCTGTAGCGGCTTGAAGGCTGCACCGCCTGAAAGTATGCCGATCTTGCCAGCGCGGTATGGGCCAGTGTGGGTAAGGTTCCAATCACGGCCAATGTCTGATGCCTGTTCTTCGGTTAACTCACCTGGTACTTCAATCACACCGCCAGGGTTTGCGGCGTTGCCAAAGTATGAGGCGGCATAAACATCGGCTGCCATAGCCGCGCCAAGTGTGGTGCGGCAGGCGGCGATTGGTGAAAGGCCGTAGCGCTGACCTGGTAAGCGAAAATCAGGGATATGCAAAAGTTCTTTATCTGTTAGGCGTTCTTCATATACGCCTTGTGTATCTCTAACCTTTACATAATAGATTAAAGGCTCACCTGCGCGTGGGCGTTCAATGCGCACACCGATTGGGTCAAGCACATATAGCTCTTGAACATCGCCCATATCATCGCGCACTGTCAAGATGTAAGCGTTGCCTTCAAGTTTGAATGAGGTAACAATCTGCTCGTAAAACTCAAGGCGTGTTGTTTCAGGGTTTGGTCGTGTAACCCACGCTGGTTGATCGCCATAAACTGTTGTGTATGAAAGGCGCTCGCGGTCACGGCGCACATAAGCACCAACTGGTAATGAACTTATTGTATCTGACAATAGGCGCACGCAGGAATAAACCGTGGACATACGAATTGCAGTTTCTGAATCTACAGTTACGCCAGCAAGAGATTGGAATTGTGGACGGCCTGGAATCAGTGGCTCGACATATTGATTGTTGGCAGATCGCTTAGAACCTGACCCCGCCAAACGCTTTGATAAACTCATTAGTTAGCCTTCTCTGTAATCCATACTAGAAAAACACCTGCAACAATTAAAGCTAATGGCACTGAAATCATTGCAAGGCCAGTTGTTGCAAGCGTTACGCCCACAACTTCAACTGCAATTGATAGATCAATCTTCTTCATTATGCTCCCTATACCTGAATTGAAAAGAATCTTGCAACTGGTGCTGGCGGTTCGGCTGGTTGAGTAGCGCGATCATAGCCAAAGATTGAAGCAACTGCGGCATCCACCTTGCGGCGGCTACTTGCTTTTGCAACCATCACACCACGGCTAGATTGTTTTGTTACGCAGTTTGCAACATGGCGTGCAAGTCGTTCATCTCCATCGTGGGTGAATGATTCATTCACAACGGCTTCGTAGAACTTTTGTGTTGCGGGTACCATATTTGCAGCACTGTTGGGGTAACTAACAACTGGCAAGCCTTCTTCATCAAGAACCATAAAAGTTCGTTGCCATCGTGCGGGGTCGAATACGATTTCTCTAACATTGAATCGTTCATCTCTGAATGTGCTAACAATCGTTTCTTCAACCTCTGCAACTGGGATGTGCCAACCTTGTTCAGCATCATCGGGGCGTTCCCATAATCCAACAACCATCAGGTGAGGCTTTTCGCCACCCAATAACCACATCACTAGCGCGGTTGAGTCGTTTGAAAACGCACCATCAAAAGCCAAAATAACTTCTTCGCCAGGTTCAGGAAATCTATCTGTGTCTTTCAGCGCTTCCCACGCACCTGTTGGCAACCATGCAACTGAAGTATTTACCCAACAGTTGAGGCGCTTGGTTCTAAATTCAGCTTCAGGCGTGCGAAGAACTGCCGATTGCATTTCTTCTTTGTCAAGCAAATCATCATAACCTGGGTTTGCCTCAAGCCAATTTGATTCGTCACGGTGATCGGTTTCAGGTTGTGTTGGCTCCCACCACGAAAAGAAAAATGATGGGTCTTTCTTCTCACCCTTTACAACCTGTTGGCCGTATTGGTAAAGCGAGTAACACAATGAATCTTGGCCGTTGCTCTGTGTCTTAACACCTGCAGTTGTGATGCCAAGAAGAAGTGAGTCGGCTCTAGCACCACCAGCAAGGCTAAGCACATTCCAAAGTTCCCACGAAGGTTGGGCGTGAACCTCATCAAAGATTACAAGCGGTGAAGGGTTAAGGCCTTCTTTAGAATAAGCCTCTGCGGAAAGTACGCGGTACACGCTGCCTTTATCTTTGAACTCAATGGCATCGCGGTAAAGCGTGAACATTGATGATAGTTCTTCATCAAGTTCAATCATTCGCTTGGCAGTACCAAACACAATGCGTGCCTGGTCGCGGTCTGCCGCGCAAGAATAAATCTCTGAACCATTGCCGCCAAGTGTTAAACCAGCCAAGCCCATTGATGCTGCCAAAGCTGATTTGCCATTCTTGCGTGACATTCCGATTAGGGCAGTGCGGTGTCTGAATCTGCCATCTTCACGGCGGGCAAGAGTGTGCTTCAATAATTCCTTTTGCCATCCGCGCAGTTCAATTAACTTACCTGCAGGGGATGCAACAGAATCCTTTGTTACTCGACAAACGGCTTCGGCAAAGTTTGCATATAACTCGCCATCGCCACGAAGCTGATCTTCAATTGGTACTTCAGTTAACCAGCGCGGTGGCCATCCAGAGATGTCAGACATTCTTCTTTTGCTGCTCTAACAACTGGGCCAACTTGCCCTTAGCCGTTACTTCAGCAACCCCCAACTTACTGCGATCAATTGGCGTTAAGCCAAGCAATGAAAGCAATTTAATAATGTCACCTTCAACGGTGTTTAACATTCCGAACAAAGGGTTCGCGTATGCGTAACCCTTGTCGGTGTAAAGAACAAAATCTGATTGAGCCATCTTTGCTTGTAGCTCGTACTTCTTGTCCATCTTCTCACAAAGTTCAATCAGCAACTTACTATCACTGGTTGCAATCCACGGTGCCATCTCGCGCACATCTGCCCACAATTTCTTGCCAGCATCGCTAAGGTGCAATGGCGCATCGCTTTTAATTTGTGGCAGTGCAATCACATTCTTTAGATCAGGCAGTTTTTGTTTGCCTGGGTTTCCGTTCTTGCGTTTAACTTCATTCGGTTTTGCTGCGCTCACTTGTTTCCATTTCGCTCAGGAATCTAACGCCCCCGTTAGTTTCGATTACCTTGCTTTTTCAAATTCGGACATTTCAGACAAACCAGTTCAAACCAGTTCAAACCAGTTCAAACCAGTTCAAACCCGCCACACCCCACACTTCGGCAACCTGCGTTTGCA